CTGTTTCCAGATCGATATCCATGACGTACCATTTCATAGGACCATCCGAAGGAACCGAACGAAGGCGGTTCACATACGGAGAGTTCCATTTCTGGAAATCACCAGACATTTGGACGGACAAGCCATCCTTATTTTGAACAAGACCGGGACTCGGCATGTTAATTATTCCTTTCTATTACCAGATCGAGCCAGTACCAGTGAGAACCGAAACGAAGTTCTCGGGGTAGTACAGTTTGGCACCGTAGCGAGCTGTCGTGTAGTATTCTTCACGCTGCAGCGAAGGTTCGTACTTGGTGTCGACCTTCGGGCGTTGACGCCATGCACCGATCCACGGAGGGCAGTTCATAGCACCAGAGAAGAACAGGTTAGCAACTGCGTTCGTACCCGAGGCAACCGAGTCAATCGTTTCCGACACACCCGTTTGACCCGAACCGCACAGCGGCAGATAGTTGGATTCGTACACATCGAAACCGAAGATAAGCTTAACCCAACGGAAGCCCGAAGACATACCCGATTGAGCCATATCCGACACAACGCCTTCCGAGAAGTTAATAAAGTTCGGATGCGTTTCCACGATCGCAGCTTGGACAGGGTCCACGATAGAAATCAGGTTCGTCATCGGAACGTTAGCTTTCTTCAGCGAGTAGCGAGCGCGCGAGAAGTCTTCTGGCGACAGGCAACGTTGGCTGTTGCGAGTATCCATACAGACCCAGCGGTGAGCAGCGCAGTTGTAGCTGTTCAGATCAGCGACCGTTTGACCATTGCTGGTACCCGGTTGACCTTGCTTCAGAACGAACGATTCAACTTCTTGCGAAAGAGCGCGAGCTTGTTCCGGCACGAATTTAGCTTCGAGTTGAGCTGCATAGTGCAGGTCTTGACGAGCTTTTTCCGTGATGTACGTCATCGCACCTTTGTACTCGGTGACCGAGAACGTGAAGTTACCGGTGTCGAGCGATTGCGATTGGATCGGGCTATCTTCAGCAACGTCGAAGATCGACAGTTGGCCGATGCTGGGAATGTTGAACGTATCACCGTCCGCAAATTCACCATCAATCCATTTCACATATTTTTCAGCCATACGCATATCGTCGGTCAGAACTTCCTTGAGTTGGTTCGACCAAACGTTGGAGCGGATCAGCTGAGCCATGTTGGCAGTCGTACTGCCAGTACCCAGAGTCATTAGTTATCTCCTTAAAAATTAAAGACCAGCTTGCCTCATGGCTTCTGCCATGATAGCGTTTTGAACTTCCTGAGAGTAGTACTTGTTGCGGTCTGTTTTGAGCAAGTCGCGATACTTGGCCATAACATCCACTTGAGGTTGCTCAGTCATGTTCGTGCGAACGGTACCCATAGTTGGGCTGGCGTTCACGGATGGGCGTTGATTAGAATCAATCCCGAATAACTTGAACAGAGCTTGCGGAGAATTCAGGCCGATAGTGTCAAGAGCTTCGACGGACATTCCAAGTTCTTTGGACTTAGTTTGCATCATCTCTTTAGCCTTTTCGACAGAGCCATATTGACGAACAAGAGTAGTTGCAACAACTTCTTTTGCTTGTTTAATACGCTCTTCTTCTGCTTTCTTACGAAGCATCTTATCAAGTTTGGTTTCGAGCTCTGTTTCATCAAGAACGCTTTGCACGGGGGCGCTGGTCGGCGCTTGGCTCTGCGGAGTGACTTGTTGGCTCTGTTTAAGCTCTTGAAGAACTTCTTCAAGGGTTTTAGCTTTAGTACGTTCTTGAGCTTCCGCTTCAAGAGTCTGAATATGTTTCTGGGAATGCGCTAAGGCTTTCCAAGCTTCATCAGGATTTCCGTTGTATTTAGCTTTAATGGCTTCAACGGGATCGGCGGGAGTTTCAAGATCAAACATATTGGTCATATGTGTTATTTAGTCCTTTTTGTTTTTGTTCTCTTTGGTCAAGAGTAGTACGTATTTTAGGGCTCTTACAAACCCTTCCCTGTCTGCAGCTTTATATGCCCAGCTAGGGGAGTCGTAGTCGTTAGTAGAGACTCTTTCTGTCTCTTCTAATTTGTTTCGTATCACCGTATCCAAACGGTCGATAAGAACTCTAGAATTTTTGAAAGTCTTGGTGAAAGCTTCAGCTTCTTCATCGGATAGGCCTTTTGTCCAGTCGATTAACATGTTAACCCATCATTCCCGTACCTTGGGGCATTGCAGCTTGAGAACCTTGTTGCATCGGAGGCGAACCCGGTATTTGATTAGGTACCGCACCTTTTTCCATCAGAAGAGCTTGACCATCTGATTGCATTTGTTGAGTCTCAACAGACTCTGCAATACGGATGTTATCTTCGACAAGATCATATTGCTCAAGACCAAGAAGCGTTTCAATAAGGTCTGCAATACGTTTACCAGAGAAGTGCACGTTGATGCTTGGGTCTTGGTAAAGCGGAGAGGCAGACAATTGAGTAAGGTTTTGAAGCAGGTTGGCATTACGAGCAAATCTACGAGCACCAATCGGGCGAAGTTTACCTGTAGCAACGATGTCTTCTTTAGTTACTTTAATAAACTCATCAAAGTTAAAGTCTTCATCTTCTACACGGATAGTTTCAGATACGCCAATGTTGCGACGAGCAGCTTCAAGCATAGCATTTAAGGCAGGCTCCATAAACACTTCTTCAAAATATGAAGTCTTGTTAATGAAGATTTTATTACGTGCTTGGTCCATAACTTGAACCTCGTACGCAGTCTTTTCACCGGGTGTACGGAAGCCTGCAGCTTCGGCAGGGGCTCCGGCCATCATTTCCATCTTTTGCTCATACAGGGCAATCTGGGTGTCAAGCTGGAGGATTGTAGCATCCGGGTGCATGAACTCTACATCACCTTCTTCGGAGACATAGATACGTTCATTGGGGCCGTAGTTGAAGTGTTCTACAGCGCCTTTAATTTTAAGCACAGGTTGGACGATCATATCCATACCATCTGCTTTAGTATTCTCTAGGTGGTTAATACGATATTGCATCCCGATAATGTTATCGAGAGGGCCCATAGCATACAGGTTGTCCGGGCGTACTCGCCAGCCTGCGTGAAAGAACGGAGCCTTGCCCAACCAGTTGTCAAGTTGTACTTGACGAATGATATAAGCACGATCCACTACGGTTATGCATTGGTTACGATGAAGGACTTCTTTTTCTTCGTCGTAAATGTCTCCGTAGAAATCTAACAGTTCGACTGTGTCTGATTTCATGTATTCTTCCCAGCTTCCGAACCCATCAACAATAAATTGATTGTTAATGGCTTGTTGGCCTTGAGAAGAGGTAGCTTTAGCACGGAGGGCTTTAACCTTTTTAAAGACTTCTTCGAGATAACCTTTCTCAGGGTTATCTTCGATCATGGCTTTCAAATCACCAAAAGTAACAAGAGAGCGAATGATCTTGGGGGAATCTTCAAAGCGAGCGGCTGTGGGATCAAATACGATGTCTTCGGGAGAAATACGAACAAGAGCCGGACCAACGTAGGTTTGGTGGGCTTCGCCGCTTATCTCATTGACGACCCTTTGATTACGATACTCAATAGTGGCAAAGCAATTACCGTAATCAATATAGTCCAAAATGCATTTGTTGAGCTCAACATTGAACTTACTTTGTCTAAGTTTATTACGCATATAAGCAGTAATAACATTGCGTTTTTGTTTAGTATTACTAGAAGTATCGTCGCCTTCCCACGTGATAGCTTGATCATTGGGATAAAGAGCAGCAATGTAGTTGGCGTACAGGTTATCTCGAATTTGACACAGCTTGGGAATGTGTACTGTGTTCTTCCACGGAAGCACACCAGAGGTTGTGGAGCGAGTGTCTGTAGCAAAGATGTAATCCCGCAGTTCCTTCATTAAGGCTTTCCACGGGGCTCTCAGGGACTCCCAATACACAAACTTACTGGCAATATTATTTGCTAGTTTGTCGGCGTCAGCCCATTCACAGAAGTCAATAGTTTTACTCATTTACTGCAATAGCCCCGAGACCGCCAAAGCGGGAGTTACTTCTGAGATAGTATACATTTGAATTAAAATTAGCTCCGAGATTACGAGATGGTGCAACAAGAAACTGCATAGCGTTTGCTACAGCATCTTTACAGTCATCGTGGGGAGGGAATTGAAGTACTAGTTCATCTTCTAAGGTTTGTATGTTACCGTGTCTGGCGTGCCACACTTGCATGTTCATGTACCGAGGATCAAGAATAGCTTTTAGTCTTTCTTGTTTAGTACCTTCGTGTTTAGTGGGTTTAACTTCTTCTACAGATACCATAATACCATTAGGTTTAAGATAAGATTCTTTAAGTTCATTGATAAGCGGAACAGCGCCTGAGACAGCTTCTGCGACTAGTTTCTTGAAGTCCCATTTACGGTGGAGGTCAAGAATGTGCTCAAAGTGTTCTTTAATTGACCTAGTTTTGTACCTATCGATGTCAAGAACGTAGTAGTTTCTGTCTGCGTCAATACCGCAGATTGCAATAGCCGTGTAGTCTGCCCGTAAAGATACAGTGTAACTAAAATCGACAGCGGCAATAATATTAAGACGTTTGCCATTCATATACCAGTGGCCCTGAGATTGTTTCAGGTGTAAGGGTTCAAAATATTGAAAACAACTACGGGCTATAGCACCTTCTGTAGCTGCGTTCGGCTTATTGTAGTATTGAGCAAAGAATTGGGTTTTATCGAGATATTTAGCAAACTTA